GTACTACAGTATATATTTCTACTGTAGATTTAGATAGACTAAGTGTTACTGGAGAATACTGGATGAGTTATTATGTTGCAAGCACAACCAAAATATTAGTTACTCTTTCATCAGCCTTAACTTAAACTAATGAGTATCATTCAATCAACTGCTAAATCTGGCGCTACCGAATTTTACGACTACCCGATTGAGAATAGTCTCCGGTTTGATGGGTCGAGTTATTTGAGTAAGCAGTGGAATCAAGCATACACATCCCAAACTATAACATATAGTCTTTGGGTTAAGTTTTCAGACCTTAGTGCAACTAATACAGTTTTGTGGGCAGGAACAAGTTCTTCAGATTCAACAAACGATGACGGATTTGATTTTTATCAAAATAAAGCTCGGATATTTACAAATAGTGGCAACGGGTCAATTGGTAGTAGCACTGCATTATTTAGAGATACAAGTAGCTGGTATCATTTTGTTATGACTGCAGACAGTACAAATGGATTTAGAATCTATGTGAATGGCGGAACCTCGCCAATTAATACAGTTGGTGGATTTACTAATCACAATTTTAATACTAATAGTAGTTATGCCCACATTGGGGCGCAAGGTAGTTCAGCTTCTTTCAAAGGCTACCTAGCCAACATCCAATTTATTGACGGACAAGCACTCGATCCGTACTTCTTTGGCGAATTTAAAGACAATATTTGGGTTCCTTATAACGCATTTTCAACTGCTGGTTCTGGAACAGCTACCGCATCAGATGGAGATACGGCAACAGACAATTACGGCACAAATGGATTTCATTTAACATTTAGTAATGCTAGTGATTTAGGTGAAGACAGTAGCGGCAATAACAATGATTGGACAGTAAACTAATATGGCTTTTAGCACTCACGATCAAGTACCCGATTCACCAACGAATGTTTTTGCTACGTTTAATCCTTTAGACAGAGGGACAGGAACGACTAACTCTACCGGTTCTGTCTTAACAGATGGTAGTCTTAAAGTGACATCTGGAGATAACCGTTATCAAAATACAAGATCAACGATAAGTGCCAAATCAGGAAAATTTTACGCAGAATTTTTAATTACACAACGAACTAATTTTAATCCACAAGTCGGGATAGCAACAACAGATTTTCCTATTGGTAGCAATGAAGCAGGTTCTACTGTAAATGGTTGGTTGATGGCCACTGGATCTATCGCCAACGGGACTACTTTTCATAATTCGAGTCAGTCTAGTTCATATGTTTCTTTTTCAGATAATGACATTCTTCAAGTCATTGTAGATTTAGATAATCAAGAGTTGTTTTTTGGAAGAAATGGGACAATTTTAAATTCTGGTAATGCAATTTTTACAAATCTTCCAGCGGATAATTTAATAGCATTTTGCACTTTAACTAATGACGATAGTAGTACATCATCTGCTGTTGCTAACTTCGGACAAGACCCAACCTTTGGTGGTGCAACCAATCTCCCTACTGGTGCTGGTGATTACGATACAGATGCCTCCGGCAATTCAACAGGTGGAAGTTTTGCTTTCCAACCACCCACTGGCGCACTTGCCCTTTGCACAGCAAACCTTCCCGACCCAGCTATTGATCCAGCAGTGGATGATCTGCCAGAGGATTATTTTAAAGCGGTGACTTATACTGGGCAGACAAATGTTGGTGCTTATAATAATGGTAATGTTACTGTTGGCTTTCAGCCAGATTTGGTTTGGACTAAATCAAGAAATGATGCATCGTCACATAATTGGATTGATTCCGTAAGAGGAACACTTAAATACATACGATCTGATGGGACTGGAAAAGAAAATACTTATGCGGGTTCAATCACATCATTTAATACTAATGGGTATTCTCTTGGAACTGGTGCGGACTTCAACACTTTAAATGACACCTATGTCGCATGGTGCTGGAAAGCAGGAGGTGCGCCCGATTTAACAAGTAGTCCAACAAAACCTTTTGCTAAAGATGATGTTCAATACGAAACATTAAGTGCTGCCAATATTACTGGAGGAACAATTACTCCGACAGCAATGAGTGTAAATACAAAAGCAGGGTTTAGTATAATAAAGTACAGTGCAACGGGTATTGTTGCTACAGTTCCGCACGGGTTAGGTAAAGTACCTGAATTTGTAATAGTTAAACAGACTAATGCCGATGGGTTTCAGTGGATGTGTTATCATGTATCGCTAGGTGCTACAAAAGGTATTAAATTACAGTCTTCTTCTGGAGAGTTTACTGACTCTAATTTATGGAATAACACTACACCAACACCTTCAGTAGTTACTTTAGGTGCACACGGTTCAGATACTAATAATACTGGTGGTACAAACATAATGTACACATTTACCAGTATCAAAGGCTACAGCAAATTCGGTTCCTACGTTGGCAACAATTCAACCGATGGTCCGTTTGTGTATTGCGGATTCCGTCCTGCGTTTGTGATAATTAAACGATACAATGCATCAGGGTATAATTGGATGATCTATGATTCAAGTAGAAACACTTATAATCCAGTCAATGAAAAATTATATGCAAATAGTCCTACAAACACTATCACTGCTAGCGATTTGGATATAGATTTTTTATCTAATGGATTTAAAGTTCGTGGAAATAGTTTAGGTTTAAATTCCACAGGTTCATTCATCTACATGGCTTTCGCTGAGCAACCCTTTAAATACGCTAACGCCAGATAATAACTAAGGATTAAACTATGTGGCAATATAACTCAAAAACAATAAGCGTTGGTCGATCTTGGACGGATGACAACGGCATTACGCATCCAGCAGTTTGGAATCGTTGGACTCCAGAATTCAAAACATCGATTGGATTAGTATGGGTAGATGATCCGCCACCACCAGAACCATACGATGATCGCTTTTACTGGTCAGCTAATAACCCTAGAAGCCTAGAGGATATACAAGTAGTAGATGTTGAAGGCAATCCGGTACTGGACGAGAACGGCAACCAGCAGGTTCAGCAAGGCTTAAAGAGTCAATGGATAGAAAGAACCAAAACTACAGCACATGAAAAACTCAAGAATACTGATTGGTATGTAACAAGACAATCAGAAACTGGAAAGGCTATTCCAGAAGAGATTTCTTCCTACAGAACATCAGTAAGAGTTGCTGTTGATTCTATCATAGAACAAATCAACGCTTGTACAACTATTGAAGAATTTATGACATTATTTGATTCAACCGATAATAGTGCATCCGTGATTAATTCTATACCATAAAAATAGTGTAACATAACTATTCTTATAAATAAAGGTAAACACTTTATTTTTCAAGAAAGTTGTTATAAAATGCCTGTTCCATCCACAAGAGAAGAATTTAGAAAATATTGTCTCCGAGCACTTGGACATCCTGTTATTGAAATAAATGTTGATCCTGACCAAGTTGAAGACAGAATAGATCAAGCATTGCAATATTTTGCTCAGTATCATTATGATGGTGCCGAAAGAGTTTATCTAAAATATCAAGTTTCTCAAGCAGATATTGATCGAGCAAGGTCCGACAATACACTTGCAACAGTTACTGATGTAGATGGTACAACTACTGCTGCTTGGAAAGAACAAAAAAATTACATTCCTGTTCCGGATTCCATTCTTTCAGTCATCAAGGTATTCAATTTTAGTGACAAAGGAAACATCAACATGTTTGATGTTCGGTATCAACTAAGACTGAATGACTTGTATGATTTCTCATCAACTTCCATTATTCATTATGATATGACTATGCAGCATCTTGACTTGCTGGATAGTATTTTAATTGGTCAAAAACCAATTCGACACAATCAACATCAAAATCGCTTGTATATTGACATGGATTGGCGACATGATATTTTGGATGGTGAATATATTGTGATAGAAGCAATTCGTAAACTTGATCCAGCTACATTCCCAGATATTTGGAATGACATGTATCTGAAAAGATACGCCACACAATTGATTAAATTACAATGGGGTAGCAATCTGATCAAATTCAATGGTGTTCAGATGTTAGGAGGTGTAACCATGAATGGTGAAACAATCTATCAACAAGCACAGGATGATTTATTAAAACTAGAAGAACAGATTCAGTTGGCTTACGAACTTCCACCTGAAATCATGATAGGATAAAGAATGCCAACTTCTGTTTATTTTGACACAGGAACAATACCAGAACAAAGACTGTATGAAGACCTGATTATTGAACAGCTTCGAGCATTTGGTCAAGAAGTTTTTTATCTTCCAAGAACGCTGGTGAATGAAGATACTATTCTTGGAGAAGATCCTCTTTCCGAATTTAATGATGCATATCTGATTGAAATGTATGTAGAGAATATTGAGGGATATGATGGTGAAAAAGAATTGATGACCAAGTTTGGACTTGATATTCAGAATGAAGTCACTTTTGTTGTGGCTAGAAGACGTTGGGAACAATTAATTTCGCTTGATCAAAATTTAATTGTGAGCACAAGACCAAACGAAGGTGATCTAGTTTATTTTCCACGAACAAAACATCTTTTTGAAATATCATTTGTTGATCATGATGATCCATTCTATCAGGTGCAAAATCTTCCTGTTTATAAACTGAAGTGTCGATCATTTGATTATAGTTCAGAACAAATTGATACTGGAATTGTTGAAATTGACAATATCGAAACAACTTATACGCTTGATATTCTCAGTTATCAATTAACACTAGAAGACGGCACAGGATCAGTCTTACAAGAAGGTGACGGAATAAATTATTTGTTGAATGAAGATTTTACTATTGAAACAAAAGATACTAAAGCACAGAATGATATTTTTGACGCATTCAATAACACCGTTCTAGATTTTAGTGAAAGTAATCCATTTGGAGACATAACATGATTGGAGATCATTTTTATCATGCTACAACCAAAGATATTGTTGTAGCATTTGGTTCACTTTTTAATAATATTTTTTTGACACGCACAAATTCAGCTGGTCAAATTGCACAAAAGATGAAAGTTCCATTGGCATATGGTCCAAAACAAAAATGGCTTACTCTTTTATCTCAAAATGCTAATCAGACAAAAGCTGTTGCAATTACACTTCCCAGAATCGGATTTGAAATTCAAACACTGGAATATGATTCAACAAGAAAACTGAATCGTGCCATTAAAGTAAAAAAGAAGGCAAATACTAATTCAGCAGTAGCATCTTCATATATGCCTGTTCCTTATAACTTGTCGTTTGAATTGTATGTGATGGCAAAAAATTCTGATGATGCACTACAAATTGTGGAACAAATCTTACCATTTTTTCAACCAGAATACACAGTCACACTAAGAGAAAGACCAGAACTTGATATTATTCGTGATGTTCCAATTGTATTAAACAGTATTAGTTATGAAGACAATTATGAAAGTGAATTTACTGCCAGAAGAGCAATTATATATACATTAAACTTTAATGTCAAGTTTTTCTTGTATGGACCAGTAAGTTCTCAGAAAGTTATCAAAGCAGTTCAGGTTGATCAATATACAAATACACCAGATGTTGCAGTATCCAGAGAACAAAGATATTCAGCAACACCTGATCCAGTGACCGCATCGTTTGATGATGATTTCGGATTTAATGAAACCACATCATATTTTGAAGATGCAAAAACATACAATCCAGTAACGGGACAAGATGAGCAAGTCGATTGATACTCTTGATGAGGTTCTTGGTATTGCAGATGTAGTGGAAACTGCCACATCTGTGGTTACTCCCCCAACTACACCAGTATCTAAAATGAATGTGGAAGATATTGATGGTGATTATAAATATCAAAGAGAGAATCTTTATACATTGGTTGAACGTGGTCAGGATGCAATAGAAGGTATATTGAATATTGCAAGAGAATCTGACCAACCAAGAGCATATGAAGTTGCAGGAAATCTGATCAAGAATGTTGCGGATGTAACAGACAAATTGATGGCTCTTCAAGAAAAAATGAAGAGCGTGAAATCAGAATCAAATACTGGACCAAGAAGTGTTACAAACGCATTATATGTAGGCAGCACAGCAGAGCTCCAAAAATTACTAAAAGGAAAAAAAGAAAATGCCGCTGACTAAAGTTAAACTTATTTCTATTGGAGATGGTGCAATAACAAATAGAATGTTAGCACCCGGAGTGGGTGGGACAAATTGGTACACAGAGCCTATAAAAACTTCAGATTTCACAGCAGAAAATGCTAATGGCTATTTTGTAGACACAACTTTAGGTACAATAACAGTAACTCTTCCTGCTTCTCCATCTAAAGGTGATTATGTAGCTTTAGTTGATTATGCTGGAACTAATAGTGATGCTGTTGAAAGTGGATTATACGCAAATCATATTCAAATTAATCCTAATGGCTCAAAAATCAATGGCTCTACTGACTATAAAGATATTGGAGCAGCCAGAGGTGGAGCACAGCTAGTTTATGTAGATTCGACTCAAGGATGGATTGTAACTGATGCTACAAATGAAGGTACTGTAAAAGCACTCATTCCATCGTCTCCAACAATTGATAGTGTGCTGAATTCTGCTGATGAAGCATGGTTCCAGACTGCTGGAGACACAATTACTGTAAACGGTACTGGATTCATATCTGGTCTAAGTGTTATTCTGATTGATACTATTGGCTCGACTGAATATGCAGCAGATAATATAGTTTTTGTAAATGAGAATCAAATAACTTTTGACATACCAGCTGGAGCCATTAGTTCTGGACAAGTAGCAGGAGAAGATCCTTTTGATGTTAAAATTCTCAATTCTAATGGATCATTTATTATTGATTCTGATGCTCTTGAATATGCTCCAACTCCAACATTCCAGACTTCAAATGCAAGTCCTCTCGGACTTGTAACAGCTACAACAAATGATCCAAATGCTGATGCATTTGCTGACCTTGGTGTGACTATTTCGGCAATCTCTCTTGATCCTGATGACACAATTACCTATGCAATTACTACACTTCCAACAGAACTTACTGGATTGACAATTAATTCAACTACAGGTGCATTGGAAGGTGGAATTCCAACAAATGGATTTCCTGTCGATGATACTTCTACTGGTTATACATTTACGGTTACTGCTACTGCAACATCAGCTGAAACAAGTGATACAAAAACAGATACAAGAGATTTTGTAATTACCTTGGAAGGTAATGTTTCTGCTGTAACAGTTACAAGTGTTGACCAAGATTATATTTCACAATCTGGAACAGAAATCACAGTAACAGGAACAGGATTTAAAGATGCTCCAACTGTTACTTTGTTAGCGCCCGACAGCACACCATATGTGGCATCATCTGTGACTTTTGATTCGGCTACGCAAATCAGATTCCAAACAACTGCTGCCATGGCAACTGCAATTGAAACAGTAGGACAAGTTTCAGGTGATGAAAGATTTGACCTGAAAGTTACAAATCCCGCAAGTGGGTATTTTAAAGAAGATACTCTTGTTAATGCATTTGAATATATAGCCGCACCAACATTTAATGTAGATGCTGGATCAGTTGGAGGATTTGCTCGACTGGCTGGACAAGATTATTCAATTCTTGCAGCTTCAACTCTTGATGTTATTTCTCTTGATCCAGATGATACAATCACATATTCACTTACCAATGTGGCAACGGAACTTGCTAATTTAACAATTAATCCATCAACTGGAGCACTTTCTGGAATAGTTGATTTTAGTGCTGTAGATTTAGGTAACTATAGTTTCACAGTTGTGGCAACTGCTACTTCTACTGATTTTGAAAGTGGAACTGCTAATCAAATATCCGCTAATCGTACTTATTCTATCAAAGTATTTTATGTTGATGGGCATAGTGATAGTGCTAGCCATGTGATGTTTGGTGGCGGAGAAGTTGTAGATCTGAAGCAATTTAGTTCTTCTGCTAATGCAGTAGATCATGGAGATCTTTCTCTAGCTAGAAGTTCTCTAGCAGCAGGATCAGATGGCACACAGGTCATGTTTGGTGGCGGGTATGTTGGGCCAGAGCTCGATACTACAAACCCCACTATAGATTTGAAGCAATTTAATTCTTCTGCTACAGCAGCAGATTTTGGAGATCTTGCAGCTAGAAACAGTTTAGCAGCAGGATCAGATGGCACACAGGTCATGTTTGGTGGTGGGGCAGTAAGGTATAATGATTTGGGACTGACTGCACCAAACGGCACTGTAGATTTGAAGCAATTTAGTTCTTCTGCTAATGCAGTAGGCCATGGACTTCTTTCTCGAGCGAGACTCGCTCTGGCAGCAGGATCAGATGGTACACAGGTCATGTTTGGTGGTGGGTCTACTAGCACAATGATAGTTGACACTGTAGATTTGAAGTCATTTAGTTCTTCTGGTACAGCAGCAGATTTTGGAGATCTTTCTCAAGCTAGAAGTTCTCTGGCAGCAGCATCAGATGGAACTCAAGTGATGTTTGGTGGCGGAGTTAATGGCGGAGAAGTTGTAGATTTGAAGCAATTTAGTTCTTCTGCTAATGCAGTAGATCATGGAGATCTTTCTCTAGCTAGAAGTTCTCTGGCAGCAGCATCAGATGGAACTCAAGTGATGTTTGGTGGCGGGGGTAGCGGGGAAGTTGTAGATTTGAAGCAATTTAGTTCTTCTGCTATTGCAGTAGATCATGGAGATCTTTCTCTAGCTAGAAGTGGTCTGGCAGCAGCATCAGGAAACGCTTAATTTTTAAACTTTTTATTATTCAATTTTATGGCACTTGATTTACAATTAAAAGAGGTAGATAAAAATCTACCGATGGCACTCTCACAAGTTTGGCCTCTAGTCGAAAAGGCTAGAGCTGAGCTTGGAATTCATCAGACTACAACTGAAATGGATCTTGGAAATCTTCAGTTTTCTGGAGAAACTCCAATTACATGGATCAGCCAATGTGCTGCACAAGCAGAGAGAAAAGCAAATGCTCTTCATGAAGCATATTGGAAACTACAAAAACAAAAACTCAAGGTTCGCAAGCTCAGAGAAAAAGGGGATGAAGAATCTAATCTCAAAGCAGACGAGCTAGAATCGAATATGATTAATAGTGAGCACTATATCAGAACTGCTTATGAAGATTTGCTCCATTATCATAAAACAATGGAAATCATTAGAGAAAAACATAATATTCCTGCTGAATTGAACTCTGTTGATCTGGCAGAGAATTCTAAGCGAGAGCATATTCGTAAAGCTATGCGCCAAGCACTTAGAGATATTGAGAATACTAACACAATCTCTAAAGGAGTTTCTGAGCATCTGGAGCATTGGGGTATTCATCCAATGACAGCAAGAATGCAAGTAGAAAATTATCGCTCAGAAGTTAGATCCTTATTTGAGCAAGGTAAGGCTCCAACAATGGAACACTTACACATCTGGCTAGATCAAATGGAAGAAGTTCACTATGAAGGGACTAATTCAATGCTGAAATATATGAAACTTGTAACTGATTAAAATTTTAAATTGATATGGATGATAAATCAACCTACTTAGGTAATCCTCTTCTTAAACGTGCCAATGTTGCTGTAGAATGGACTGAAGAAACAATCTCTGAATACCAGAGATGCATGGAAGATCCACTGTATTTTGTGGAAAACTATATCAAGATTGTTTCTCTGGATGATGGTGTTGTGCCGTTCAAACTTTTTCCTTTTCAGAAAGATATTGTCGGCACAATTCACAACAATAGATTTACCATATGTAAATTACCTCGGCAATCTGGCAAGACAACCACATTGGTTGCATACATTCTACATTATGTTCTCTTCAATAACAATATCAATGTTGCAATTCTTGCAAACAAAGCAGCCACTGCAAGAGACATTCTCGCAAGACTTCAACTTGCATACGAACATCTTCCCAAATGGTTACAACAAGGTGTTCTTTCTTGGAACAAAGGATCTCTTGAATTAGAAAACGGTTCAAGAATTGTTGCCTCTGCAACCTCTTCTTCGGCAGTTCGTGGTGGTTCTTATAACATGATTTTTTTGGATGAATTTGCCTTTGTACCCCAGAACATTGCTGAAGACTTCTTTTCTTCTGTTTATCCTACCATCTCCTCTGGTAAATCAACCAAAGTTGTAGTCATTTCCACACCAAATGGAATGAATTTGTTTTATAAACTTTGGAGTGATGCAGAAAATCAAATCAACTCATATGTACCAATAGAAGTACATTGGAGTGAAGTACCAGGAAGAGATGAGAAATGGAAGAAAGAAACTATTGCAAACACAAGTGCTGAACAATTTTCCAGGGAATTTGAATGCAACTTCTTAGGTTCAACAAATACACTAATACATCCAACAAAAATTCGTTCAATGGCATATCATATGCCAATCAAGTCAAACGCAGGATTGGATGTATATGAAAATCCAAAACCAGAAGGAACCTATTTCTTGGTTGCAGATGTGGCAAGAGGAACACAAAATGATTATTCTGCATTCATCGTTTTTGATGTAACAACTGTTCCATACAAGATTGCCGCAAAATATAGAAACAATGAAATCAAACCAATGTTATTTCCAAATGTAATACATGAGGTTGCAAAGGCATATAACAAAGCATATGTTTTAATTGAAGTCAATGACATTGGTGATCAGGTGGCACATGCTCTGCAATTTGATCTAGAATATGACAATATGATTATGGCAGCAATGCGTGGTCGAGCAGGACAGATTCTTGGTGGAGGATTCTCTGGCGGTAAAGCTCAACTTGGTGTTAAAACGTCAAAAGCAGTAAAGGCAACAGGTTGTTCTAATATCAAACAAATTATTGAAACAGATAAGTTAATCATTCAAGAT